ATTCGACAATTGGGGGCCTGACTGTGTCGGCGATCTTGATGAATATCAATAAAAATACATGAATCCATGTAACAATTTCCATCAAAGTGTTTTTGTCTTTATTTGAGTGCTTGTCAGTAAAGGTCCCGAGGGTTAAAAAAAATTCGCCGTAGCCCTGCGGGCGGCCCTCCTTGATTGCCGGTCAAGAGCTCGCTTCGCTCGCCAGATTTGGTTGTCACTCGATTCCCAAGGGTTCAGTATCTGGTTGGCTCAGAGGTTCATACACAGCGTTGCCATACTGTGTGCCAACGCGCAGACCTCTGAAGTAGTATACTTGGGTAAAGAAATGCCTGGTGACCAGAGTTGTAGGGTCGTTCACTTTCCATACTTGCTGAACTCCGTTCTGGCACTGGTCGCCTGTTACAGTTGCAACACAATCCCTCCATGGGTTGTCTACCCCCTTCACTCCCGTAAGGTTCACCCCCGTTCTCGTGGAAAACATTGGCTGAAAGCTGGTGGTCACAACTTGATTTTTCTTGATGATTTTCCACTTGCTGTTCTGCATTTTTTGCATATATTCCACTGCTTTAGAAACGGGAAACTTTCTTCCCCTAGCATCAGGATCGTATGCTGACCACCTCACAATATTCTCTGCATGTTCATCCACTTCATTTCCGTACTTTTCAAACGGAATAAAGCTCTTCACGTACTTTTTACCCGGTCTCCACTCGTCATAAAGCTTAGATAGCTCAGTCCAACCTGGTAAATTGTTCGCATCACTAGCGTTCATAGAAAGACAATCGGTATAAACACCGCTTTCAAACGACTTATCTACAGTCCAACGATAAATTATCTTGAACACTTTGTAACCGGCTCTCCGCCGATTACTAATCCTCTTTCGCCTAACCCAACTGCGATTACTCATACCAAACCGACGCTTGGAAAACCGGGTTGTTGCATAACGCTTACGCGTCACGCGCTTTGTGCGATAACGTCGCTTCGCGGAGTAGCGTCCTCGTGAAAGATTACGATAGGGGGCCATAGTTACAGCTGACAATTGGGTCGTTGCTATGCGCTCTCTCCCTACGCGATTGGCTTTTATCATCAAGCCCAACCAATCAGATTCAACTAAGGTAGGTCCTAGGTCCGGTGCTCGGGTAATACTGAACCGAGCACCGCTGGACCTAGACGTGTCTCAACATGCCTAAAGTAAAACAAGGATCGCAAGCCAGGCGTTGGTGTTTTACACTAAACAACTATACTGACAAAGATGTCACTTCTATTACTGAAAAACTTACCTTCAGTAATTGTGTCTTTGCAAAGGTGGGCAAAGAAGTTGGCGATTCTGGAACTCCACATCTCCAGGGTTTCGTTCATCTCCGAAAGAGACTGCGACTTGCATGTTTCAAAAAACTTGTTGGCGACAAAGCACATTGTGAAGTCGCTCGCGGAACGGATAAAGACAATGAATCATACTGCGGAAAGGATTCCGATGTGGTTCTTACCATTGGGGAGCCTGCAACTGGAACTACTGAACAAGGAGGCGGTGATACTACACACAGCATCGCTCGTCGAATTGCACTTAAACTATCCAAAGGAACAGACATCACGGAACTACAAGGGGAAGAGTGGAAAGCTTACTGCCGTCATTCCAAAGTTATTCAAGAACTGTCTGCTGCTTTCGTCAAGAATAAAAACATTGCAGATCAAGCTGCGCAGATGTCTGGAAAACCTCTCAGACAATGGCAAAAAGAACTGAAAGATGCCATTCAAACCGTGCCAAATGATCGTGAAATTATGTGGTACTGTGATTCCGTCGGAAACACAGGGAAAACATGGTTTTCCAAGTATCTTGTTGCCTTGCATGGTGCAATACGTTTTGAAAACGGAAAGAGTGCTGACATTAAGTATGCATACAATGGTGAGCGTGTGGTTGTGTTTGATTTGTCAAGATCCCAAGTTGATCATTTCAACTATGAGGTGATTGAAAGTATCAAAAATGGTTTGATGTTCTCTCCCAAGTACACTTCTTGCACGAAGATGTACCCCATTCCCCATGTGATTGTCTTTGCTAATTGGATGCCTGACGAATCCAAACTGTCTGCTGACAGATGGAACATTCAAAGTTTGTCTGATGTGTCAAAGATAAAGTGTGAGAGAGAAGATGATGTCATTGTCAATGATGTGATTGTGATTGAAGATGATGATGTACAACAAGAACAAATTGATTCCTATTTCTCGAATTTATTCGACAATTGGGGGCCTGACTGTGTCGGCGATCTTGATGAATATCAATAAAAATACATGAATCCATGTAACAATTTCCATCAAAGTGTTTTTGTCTT